GCGGTGTCTCTTCGCTCACGTCTCACCTCCCATTGCCTGCGACAGGGTGTCACGCAACGACGGCGCAGGCATCTCCGTCGCTGGTGCTTGCTCTTCGGGCATCTCCAGTTTCAGCGCCGCGCCACAATTCGGGCACGTCACTGTGCTCTCCTGCTCCACCTCTTCAGGCGGCATCTGCATCGTCGGGTCTTGCATCATCGGATCTTGTTGCATCATGGCTGCGGTGCTCCGGGTAATGGCGCAGGCGGGACGCCGGCACCGGGTTGTATGTTCGCCATCGGGTTCGCGTCGAGCGGACGCGGGCCTCCGGGCGTGGCGGGGCCGGGCTGCATCGGCTGCGCGGCGTCGGCCGGCGCGAGGTTCGACATCGCCGCGTTGACCTGCGGCTGGCCGGGCATCTGCCCCGCCATCAGCGCGCCCTGTAGCTCGGTCTGCGTGGCCTCGACCAGCTTCTTCACGCCACTGGCGCGCTTGTCGAAGGCGCTGGCCTTCTTCTCGTCGACGATCGCGTCCTGCTCCTTGTCGGGCTGCGGCGTGCTCGGCTTGCTCGCCTCGGCGATGGCCTTGTCGAGCACCGTCTCGATCTCCTTGCCGACGCGGAATCCGCCCAGCCCCCACTTCATCATCTGCAGCACGACGGGCGCAGACGCGGGGCTCGCCTGAATCAGCGGCGTGACGGACTGCACGAAGCCGCCAACGGCCTCCATGAACTGCACACGCGAGTCGCGCTCCTGCGCCCAGTCGACCAGCGCCATCGTCTCCGACTCGACGGTGATGCGATACCGCTTCGTCTTGTCCTGCTTCAGGTACTGGATGGCCTGCTCGGCGATCGGTGCGTCGGGCGAGTGCTCGATGTTTGAACGCTCGATGATGGTCTGCGGCTGGAAGTGCTCGCAGATGATCTGCGCACGGATGCGCTGGCCCGCAGCGACCCACTGACCGATCTCGATCTGCTTGAACTGCAGTCGCGAGCCACCGAATTGCGCCTTCAGTTGCTGCGCGCCCAGCGTCTCGTCCGGGTTGCTCATGCCGCGCATGATGTCGCCGATGCCCAGCACCTCGTACAGTTTCGCGATGAGCACGTCACGCTGCGCGGTGAGATCCGCGATCGTCTTCGCAATCATGTCGATCGGCACCCAGTCGATCGCGCCCTTGATCCCGCCCTTCTCCGCGAACGCTGCCCAGTTCGCGACCGGGATCAACTGGTTCTCCATGCCCTCGGTGAAGACGCGCCCAATCTCAGACGCCGTCTTGTCGTAGACGCCGACCACCTTCGCTGCGCGCGTCAGGTACGTGATGCGCGAGGTGAGTTCATCGATCTGGTCATACTGGTCCTGCGCCAACTGGTAGTCGGCGCGCGGCATCAGGTTACTCGTGGTGAGGTTCGCGATCAGCGGCGGCGGACACGGGAAGAACTGCTCCAGCTTCAGCGGGTCTGCCTTCTCATCGCACACCACGTCCATGCCGAGCACGTGCCAGTAGACCTTCTTCGTCGTGCGATCCCAGATCTCGAAGACGCCCGCCTTCTCCCACGGGTCGTTCTGCGGCTGCGTCGAGTCAGCGTTCTTCTTCTGCTTGCTGATCGGCACGCGCTCGCCGATCACCTTGCCGAAGCGTTTCACTAGCTGCTCGCGGTTCATGAACACGCGACGCGCGACCCAGCGCACCTCTTCCCACGTGCGCGCTGGCGACCACCAGAAGTCCTCCCAGAAGACGTAGTCTGTGAGGCAGTCCTCGTGCACGATCGCTTCGTACTCGGTCGCAGGCACCAGTTCCTCTTGCGTCTGCGGATCGAGCACGGGCTCGGTCGTCTGCATCGCCGTCTCGACCTCGTAGCGATACCAGATCTGCCCGAGCCCGCCGATGAGGTAGTCGCCGACGCCCTGCTGCGCGGCCACGGCGAAGTCGCTGTTGTCCTTCTCGACCGAGTGATTGAGCATGCGCTCGATGATGTTGCCTGCGACGCGGCTCACGTCATCTTCGCTGTCCTTGAAGGTGTTGCTGACATCGACGCGCGGCGGCTTCGCGTACAGCGACGCCTTGAGCACCTGCACGTTCGACCAGAAGAGGTTCAGCTTGAAGGCGCTGTCCGCATCGCCCGCGCTGTCGCCACGCTGGTCGAGGTACTTGCGCACGATCTTGCGCGTGGCGGTGTGGAACTTCGATAGCTCCTTGCGCGCCGCGGCGAGTTCACGTTCCCATCGCTGGGCGCTCTCAGCCGGGTTGTACTGGGCGTCCGTCTTCTTCGGGTTCACGTCACTCATCAGACTCTCCGGGTGCCGCCGTTAGGGCCACACGTGGCCCACAGATCTTCCAGTTTAAACGCATGATGCGCCGGTTGTGTCAACTGCTGGTTCGGTGGAGGCGGCGCAGGCGGCTCGACGAACTCGTCCAGCACTGCAGCGCCCTCCATGTACGCATCAGCCGCGTGGCTCGACCAGTCGTGCTCGGGCTCGCTGCTGAAGATCTTCTGCTCCTCGTCGTACTTGAAGTGGTACGCGCGCAGCGCCTCGATGCCGTCGCTGCACTTGACCGCATCGAAGCGGCAGCGGCGCATCACCTTGCGCCCCGCGTTGATCGAGTCGCTCTTGTTGCGCACCGGGTTCACGCGCATCTCGGTCGCGATGTGCTTGCCCTCGTCGAGGAAGATCTGGATCGCGCTGCGCTTCGACAGGAACGACTTCGCGCGCGCGTCGTGCGGCATGAGCAGCAGGTCTGCGTGCGGCTTGTCCTTGAGGCGACCGCACCAGTCGCTCGCGTCGAGCCCGCTCGCTTCGTCATAGTCGAATAGCTCGAAGCCGCCGCGCATCACGCGCCACCACCAGAACGACGCCTTGTCGCGGTAGCCGATGTCGCTGCTGATCACGGTGTGCGCCATCGGCTCGGGCTCAAGTCCCTCGACGATGCGACCCTCGCGCTCAGCGGCCTCCATGTAACGGCCGAAGATCGCGCCCACGTTGGCCGCGCTGAAGTCGCACAGGTACTCCTGCCTGAAGAGTTCGTCAGGCATCTGGCGGCGCTCATCAGCGAGCACCTCGGGCGGAATGTGCAGCGTCTCATACGCAGTCAGATGCGACCAGTCCCACATAGGGTCGCCCTTCGCGTACTTCAGCAGTTGATAGAACCAGTTGTACCCGCGCGGCGTACTGAAGAAGCTGGCCCAGCCACCGTTGCCCGCGAGCATCGGCCTGAAGTAGTTCCACGCACGCGGATCGCTCAGTGCTGCCTCGCTCATCACGAAGCCGACAGGGTTCGCACCGACGATGCTGTCGTAGTAGTCACTACCGACCAGTTGCCACAGTGATCCACACTTCAGCTTGATCTTCATCTCCGTCTCGTTGCGAGACGCGCAGATCTCGGGAGGGAAGACGCTGTCGATGATGCGCTTGCCCTCGTTGTTGAATCCGTCCCAGATGACCTTGCGCGCCTGCTTGTGGTTCGGCAGCATGTGCAGGTACATGCCGACGCGCTCATGCGCCATCTTGTTCGTCTGGTGGGCGAAGGTGAGATCCTTGCCGTAGCGACGGGGCCAGCAGTACACGCCGCGCAGCCCGCCGTTGTCGAAGAAGCGCATCGCGCTCTTCTGGCCCAGCGCGCGAGGTTCAAACGCGTAGGGCAGTTCGATGTCCATCAGCGCCTGCGTGTGAGGATGACCAGCGCCGCGATCGCCACCATGCCGACGAAGATCCACACGATGATGTCACCCAGCGTCTGCTCCATCAGTGGTTCCCGTGCGAGTCGATCACGAAGTCGCTGGGTTGCTCCATCAGCAGCAGGCTCTGGTCGACGATCGTCGCTGAGCGTTTGAACTGCGGGCAATCTGGCTGCAGGCACATGATCTCGCGCACGTCGTGGCGTATCTGGTCGAGCTTCTGCTCGCAGCATCCTCCGCACGCTTGGCAGTAGATCTTCGGCCGCACGAAGAAGCGCAGCGCGCTCACGCCAGCGCCGCCAGCTTGATATGCAGCGGTTGGCCTGCGATGTTCGCCGCGTTCTGCAGCGCCTCATCGAACGACGGGGCGGTGCCCACGACCGTCAACGATGAGTGGTCGCCCCACCCGTCTGCCCTGCAGATCTCGTAGTACGCGCCATAGGGGTGGATGCGGATCACGAACATCACGACACCTTCTTGATCGTGATGTTGAGCGTGCCGTCGACGTTGCCCTTCATCTCGATCGATGACAGGTCAGGCAGCGCCTTACGCAGCAGCATCTCAGTGGCGCGCATCTGCACGCCGAGTATCTGTGGGTCGCCGATGATTTCGCCGGCCGCGATCTTCGCGGCGCGAGCGATGAGTGTGCCCACCTGAATGCGCGTGCGCGCCTCCTTCTGCGCGCTCAGCAGCATTTCCTCGTTTGCAGCGGTGCTACGTGGTCGGGCCATAAAAGTTTTCCTGTGACTCCCTTCACTGTACCCCTGATGCCTGCACAGGCGCAAGTAGGGTGCGCGGGCAGTACCTGTCCGATTTTCCGGACAGCCCCCAGCCGCCGCCCCCACCTGTCCGCCGCCGTCCCCTAAAGGGGCACGGCGGACAGGTTTCAGAACCTGTCCGCGGACAGGTTTCGGACAGGTCGGACAGGTCACGACAACAAACACCGCGCCTCCGCGTCAGACTTCAACTGAGAAAACAGGTCGTTTGAGAGGGGCCAGCCGCGCTCCTTGAAGTACGCACGCGCCCTGTCACGCCCCACCACGCCGATCTCCATGAAGCACTGCACCAGCCGCTCCAGTGCCTCCTCGAACGCGCGGCTGGCGCGCCTGTCCTTCACCTCATCCTTGCTCAGCTTCAGCACCTTCCCTTTGACCTGCTCCAGCACGAACTCGCGACGCGTGTACCAGATGTCAGCCGGGCGCTTCACGCGCAGCGAGCCACGTGTGCTGATCAACTGCAGCAGATCCGTGTCAGGACTCAGCGCCATGTCGAACGGCAGCACCACGTCCTCGTCTGTCGGGTCGACCTTCAGCAGTCGCCACATGAAGCGCGCGTTGTCCGCCAGCGCGCTGCTGCCGATCGCCGAGTACATGTCGACGATCTTCTCGCGCGCCGCCTGCTTGCCAACGTGATGCGCCACGATCACCGCCGGCCCCATCGAGGCCAGCATCGCGCACACACTCATGAACACGATCTGCCCGCCCTCATCAGTGCTCTCGATCCCGGTGAACTGGCGCACGGTGTCGATCGCCACGCACACCGGCTTGATGCGGCCGATCTCACGCTGCAGGTGAGGCACGAATGCTGAAGGCTTGAAGCCGCGCTCGACCTGCTGTATCAGCATGAAGGCGGGGTCACTGCGCAGGCTCTGCACGTACAGTTCACGCCGCACCAGCGCAGTCTCCGACTCGCTCAGCATCATGGTCAGGCATACCTCGATCAGCGCCGCATCGAGATCGTCCTGATCGTCATCACGCGACAGCAGGATGAAGGGGCCGCGGCGCACGCTGCGCCCCATCCACTCGCGCCCCAGCACGATATGCACCCCCATCTGGATCAGCAGCGTCGTCTTGCCCGTGCCGCCCTCAGACGCGATCAGCCCCACCTTGCTCTCCTGCACCCAGCCATCGATCACGAAGCGCACAGGCGCAGGCTTCACGAGCGTGACCGCGGTGGGCTTCAGCACCCACTGCGGGGGCTCTGTCACCTCGAACGGGCCAAACACCTCGGACGCCGCGCGCACGGGCTCGATGCGCAGCTTGTCGATGCCCTTGAACAGCGTGCTGTGGATCTCGCGATCGTCGAGGGGCTCGGCCAGCTTCTGGTTCTCGTCGAGCAGCGCCTGCTTCAACTGCTCGCCATCGAGCCCGGCGCGGGCGAAGATCTCCAGCCGCTCGCGCAGGTAGTTGTTGCGCCCACCGGGGGGCACCAGCGCCTTCCTGTCAGCGCGCGGTGTCGACTCGCGTACCTCAGGCTCTGGCAGATGCGCGAAGGCGGGCCTCATGTCGAGCGGGGTCGGGGCACCGGGCTCGATGATGCGCGTGCCACGCGCGAAGAACCTGCGCCCGGTGTAGCACTCGATGCCGGGCCGCTTGAACGTGGCCGGCACGTGCTCGGGGGCCGACAGCCACACGACGTGCAGCCCGTGGCCGCTGCGGCTCACCTCGATCATCGCCCCCGCCTCGCGGGCCACGGCGCAGAACATCTTCAGCGGGGCGACGACCTTGCCGTCGTGCCCGAAGCACTTGTCGAAGTCCACGCCGCACAGGACGTGCTCGCCCACCGGGCCGAGCGCGTAGCCGGGCTCGAATCCATCGGCCATGCGCAGCGCAGGGAGGGCTACAAGCCTTTTTCTGTCTTCGGGGGTGTCCAGATCCCCGGCGCGCGTCCGCGGGGCTCTGAGGCCGCTGTAGTGGGGCACCTTGTCACGGTGCTGCAGCCAGATCGGGAGGGATGCCAGCCACTCGGGCTGGAGGACTGTCGCGGGTTCGGAGGCCATTCGGGGGTTCCTAGCTGCCAGATTGACAAACCGGAGCGAGGGTAGGCAGAATGGACCCCGCTCCGGGATCTCCTCAGTGATCGGGCATCGTAGCGCGCCTCCTGCGGGACGGCAAGCGGACAACCGGCAAGGGGGGTGGGGTCGCGGCCCCATCCCCCGAGCCACCTCCCTCCCCAAGATTCCATCTGATTCTCCGACGAACGGTCGGTTTGCCTATTGCATCGACGTTTAAACGGCCTCAGACTACGTCTGTCAACTGAGGAAACGCAATGATCGACCTGACCAGAGCAATCGAGATCGCCGAAGCAAACGCCCTGATGGCGGCTGACCAGATCTCCGCGTACGAAGACGCCGAAGACGCGTTCCTGACCAACACCCAAGACAGCATCAACGAAGAGGGCGGCGCGGAGTGGTACGTGATGCGCGACGCGCTCGATCATTTCCGCACCCGCTTTGCCCGGCTTGCCGGTCGCATCTAACCCACCACTGAGGAGATCGCCATGACGTTCAACATCACCCCCTCCCGCATCAGCGCCTTCAAGGCGACCGCCGCCAACGCGTGCACGCCGAGCGTCGACGAACTGCGCGCCGCAGCCGCCGTCTTCGCGAAGCGCAGCGACTACTTCGCCAACGGCAAGGCTGAGACGTGCCACGATATCGCCGACCGGCTGAACCGCAACGGCGCATACGCCAGCGAGAAGCAGCAGGAGTTCGCGCGCAAGCTGGTCGAGTGGAGCAAGCCCCGCGTCACCAGCGACGCCCGCCCCAATGCGAGCAAGCTGCTCGTGCCGTCCCTCTTCGAGGTGATGCAGCGGCTGGCTGATGTCACGCTGCCGACGCTGAAGATCTCCCGCAAGAATCAGGACAGCCTCTGCTGGCTCATCGACAACAACGGCGAGGACACCTGCATCGGCAAGATCGAGGACGGCGCGGTGACCCTCTTCACGAAGCGCATGGCCGGCATCGGTGTTGAGCCCACGACGGTGCTGGACCTGCTCCGCACGATCGATGCGAACCCGATCAAGGCCATCGCCGACGCCGGCCGCGCCTCCGGGCGCTGCGCGATCTGCTCGCGTGACCTGACCGACGCCGAGTCGATCGAGCGCGGCATCGGCCCCGTCTGTGCCGGCAAACTC